TATATTTATGAAAATGAATTTAAAGATAAAATTTCTAAAAGAGGTTTTCAAGCAATTTGGCTTGGGGACAATGCAAAAGAGATAATGCCTGAAGTTTTTTCTCAAGAAAATAAAAATAAACAAATAAGATTATCTAGAGCTTATGAGGGAGTTTTAAGAAGAAGGGTAAGCCTAGAAGAAAAAAAGAAAATACAAAATCGTATTAAAAGTGGCGAAAAAATAAGAGAAATATGGAAAAGTGAATATAAAGATATATATAAAAGTCTAACAGGTTTTAAAGATATGTTAGAAGCTATATCTTTAGACGAGGAGGTAGTATTAAATGGAACAAAACTTGAAGAACTTCAATAACAGGCGCTTTGAGCCGCATTCCCACACAATGTATTCAAATCTTCGTTTATTAGATTCAATCAATAGACCAGATAAATTAATAGAAAGAGCAATAGAACTAGGATTAAGTGGAATAGCAATCACAGACCATGAATCTTTAAGTGCTCATATGGAAATAAACATAATGCAACAAAAGTTATTAGAAACAAATCCAGATTTTAAAGTTGCATTAGGAGATGAAATTTATTTAACTCCTAATAGAGATATGGGACAAAGATATTATCATTTTATTTTAATAGCAAAAAATAGACAAGGATATGAAGCATTAAAACAGTTATCTTCAATAGCATGGATGAATAGTTATTGGGATAGAGGTATGGAAAGAGTTCCAACTATTTATGAAGATTTAGAGAAAATAGTTAAAAAATATCCAAATAGTTTGATAGCAACAACAGCTTGTATTGGTGGAGAATTAGGTTCTAATACATTAGATTTAATTAATGCAGAAGCAATAGGAGATAAAAAAAGTGCGGAAACCGCACATAATAATATCGTAAGATTTATGTTATGGTGCAAAGAATTATTCAAAGAAGATTTTTATGTTGAATGTGCTCCAGCTTGTTCTAGAGAGCAAATTTTAGTTAATAAAAGATTAATTTCTATTGCAAAAGCATTTAATGTGAAAATGGTAATTGGATCAGATGCACATTATCTTAAAAAAGAAGATAGATATGTTCATAAATCATATTTAAATTCTCAAGGCGGAGAACGTGAAGTTGATGCTTTTTATGAATATTGTTATTTACAATCTTGTGAAGATGAAATTGAACATCTTAGTAAATCTGATTATAGTGAAAATTTTGTAAAAGAGTTGTTTAAAAATAGTAATGAAATATGTGATAAAATTGAAACTTTTAGTTTATTACATAAACAAGTTATTCCTCATGTTGAAGTTAAAGATTATCCAAAAGTATATTGTGATAGTAGTTGGGAAAAATATCCAGTACTAAAACAAATGTTAAAATCAGACGATAAAATAGAAAGATATTGGATTAACAAATGTTTAAATAGGTTAGATAAACTAGGAAAAAATAATGATACTTATATCAGTAGACTTGAAGAAGAAGCGGATATTAAAAAAACAATTAGCAAAAAACTTGAAACAAATATGTTTGCATATCCAGTAACTTTACAACATTACGTTAATCTATTTTGGGATTGCGGAAGTATTGTAGGTGCAGGACGTGGTTCAAGTTGCTCAGGTTTAAATCACTACCTTTTAGGGGTAACCCAACTTGACCCAATCCAATGGAACCTTCCTTTCTGGAGATATAGTAATAAAGAGAGAGTCGAACTTGGTAGTCTATAGTTGATATTGCCAAGTTGTAAATAAAGATTGTGAACCCTGCTAAGGGGTGTCATAAAAATATGGCTAACGGTATGAGTGAAATAAGGTATCTAAAAAGATACACGAATCAACTGACTAAGAGAGCGCATGTCCTGAGATATGGATAGATTCGTGATACCGTGCTAAATTTTTTCTAATAATTAATAAAAAATCAAGGTCAAAGTTAGTTAAAAAATCCAGGTCAATTTTCATATAATAATGAAAGGAGATAGATTTATGAAGAAATATTATATCTATCAAACAACTAACTTAGTAAATAATAAAAAATATATTGGAAAGCATTATGGAGAACTTGATGATGAATATATAGATAGCGGCAAGCTTCTTCAAAAAGCAATTAAGAAATATAGGAAAGAAAACTTTAAAAAAGAAATTCTATTTATCTCTCAAAACAATGAAGAGAATAACTTAAAAGAAAAAGGATTTATTAAAGCTTTTAATGCAATAAATGATAGAAATTATTATAATATTGCTGCAGGTGGAGATGGCGGAGACATATTTCATGTTCTTCCATTAGAGCAACAATTAGCTTTAAAAAAATCTTGTAGTAAAAGAAATTCTGGGAAAGGCAATCCAATGTATGGCAAGCATCATTCTGAAAAAACTAAAGAAAAACTTAGACAAATAGATAAGTCTTATGCTCAAACAGAAGAATATAGAAAAAATATGTCTAAAGCTGTTAGTGGTGAAAAGAATGGTATGTATGGTAAACATCATACAGTAGAATCTAGGAAAAAGATGTCGGATTCAACAAAAGGTATGTATGAAGGTAGCAAAAATCCGAACGCAAAAGGCATTTCCGCGTATGAAGATGCAGAAATGAAAATTCTAGTAAAACATTTTGATACTATTCAAGAAGCCTTGATTTTTGTAGGCACTAAGCCTACTGATTATTCTGGAATTTCTAAAAGAATGAAAGAAAATAAACCTTATAAAAAATATTATTGGAAAAAAGAAGTGTAGAGACTAATATAGAGAGATAGAGATAAGCACTATCTCGTAGCGCAATCTAGCAATAAACGAAGTAAAATACTCTCAGTAGTTTATTGTGAAAGATATAGTCCATAAAAGGATATTGATTTAGATTTATGTCCAAGCAAGAGACCAAAAATCTTACAAGAAATTAAAAAAGAACGCGGAGAGCATTTTAACGCGGATATTGATGATTTAAGTAGAAAAAATTTAGGTTGTACCTTAATAGCAACTTTTGGTACTGAAGGAACTCGTTCTACTATATTAACAGCTTGTCGAGGATATAGAAGTGAAGAATACCCAGATGGCATCGATGTTGATACAGCTCAATATATATCTTCGTTAATTCCAAGTGAACGTGGGTTTTTATGGCCATTAAAAGATGTTGTTAATGGGAATCCTGATAAAGATAGAAAACCTATAACATTATTTATAAATGAGGTAAAACAATATCCTGGATTACTAGATATAATGATGGGTATGAGGGTTTAGTTAATAAAAGAAGTTCCCATGCAAGTGGAGTTATTTTATTTGATGAAAACCCTTATGAATTTGGTTGCTTTATGAGAACTCCAAGGGGAGAGATAATAACTCAATGGGATCTACATATGTGCGAAGCCGCAGGTATGACAAAATATGATTTCTTGGTAACAGAAGTGCAAGATAAATTAGTTGAAACTATTAAACTTTTACAAGATTACGGAGAAATTGAAAGTGATTTAACTTTAAGAGAAGTATATGATAAATATTTTCATCCAAACGTTTTACCAATAGAAGATCAAACATATTGGAAAGTATTGCAAGAAAATAGTGTTTTAAATATCTTTCAATTTGATTCAGAAGTCGGTAGTCAGGCAGCAAAAAAGATCAAACCAAAGAATATTCTAGAAATGGCGGATGCAAATGGGTTAACTGTAAAAATTAGCCCAAACACACTTTACTACTAATCAGTAGGGTCGCGGAAATCCGCGGCTAACGGGGAAAGCTAAACCGATGAAGGCATGCTAATCCCGTGGGAAATTAATATATAACAAAAAACAGAAAAGGACAAACTAGCATAAAAAACATCGGCTATCTTTCATATAGTATTGAAAGGAGAGATGTAAATAATGATACATTATATTTATTGCTATACAAACTTAATAAATAATAAAAAATATATTGGACAAACAAACAATATAGAGAGAAGAAAAAAACAACACATCCAAGATAGTATTCATCAGCATCTTGGTCGTGAGGTTGCTTATCAACAGCCAATTCATTGTGCAATTAGAAAATATGGAATAGACAATTTTAAATTTTCTATATTAGAAATAATAAACACAGAAGATTGGTCTGAAGTAAATCAATTAGAATCTGAATATATAAAAAGATATGATACAACATCTCCAAAAGGGTATAATTTAAAAGCTCAGGGAACTGCCAATGCAGGTCGTAATAAAAGTAAAATTCCTGAAAATATTATTAATAACATTATCCAAGATTTAAAAAATGGAGAAATGCAAGGAGAAATTGCTGATAGATATCAATTATCAAGAAGCTATATATCGGATATTAATAATGGCAGATGTTTAAAAAAAGAAAATGAAAAATATCCGCTACAAGATAATAAAATAAAAATAGAAGAATATTTAGATATAATTGATTTAATAAAAAATACAAATTATTCGTTAAGAGAGATAGCTAGATACAAAGGGAAGAATAGAGATACAATAGAAAAAATAAATAAAGGTTATCAACAAATAGTAAAAACTTTGTATGATGGTAGTTTTCCAATTAGAGAAAATGCTAGAGATGGTTATATATTAAAACCTGTAGAGGCCATCCCGGGTGAGACTGGGAGTAGGGTTATTATTGATACATAATCCGAAATGGTGTGCTTGTTTTAAAACAAGTAAAAGATGGTCCAGACCACAAACACTCCCTGAGTGGCGAGAAATCGTAGTGGTAGGTAATGAGACTTATGACCGCGGAAAAGGGTGCTGAATCACCAATGGATAAATATATTAGATTTAAAAGTGATATTAGTCAATGGTATGCGGAAATGGATAAATATGGTTTAACAAAGGAAGAACAAAAAACATTAGAACCTTATTTCTTATCATCACATGGAGTTCCACCTTCACAAGAACAATTAATGCGTATGTTGATGGATGAAAATATATGCGGATTCAGCTTAAAAGACGCGAACAGTGCCAGAAAAATCGTGGGTAAAAAGCAAATGAATAAGATTCCCGCATTAAGACAACAAGTGTTAGACCAAGCAAAATCTCCATGTCTAGGTCATTACGTATGGGATTGCGGTATTGGCCCTCAAATGGGGTATAGCTTCTCGATCATACATGCGTTAGCTTATTCTTTTATCGGGTTCCAAACAATGTTTATAGCTACAAAGTGGGATCCTATATACTGGAACACCGCATGTTTAATTGTTAATAGTGGTTCTCTTGAAGAGGGATCTGATGTAGATGAAGATGATGCAGGTCGAATTATAAAAAAAGAAAAAACAACAGATTATGGAAAAATAGCAAAAGCGATTGGAGATATTATCTCAAGAGGAATAAAAGTGTCATTAGTTGATATTAACAAATCAAGTTATAGTTTTG